GACGGTAATTTCGGTGGTGGAATGGGTGGTGGTAGGGGTCTTTCTCCCGGCGCTTCTGGTGCTATCGACCATGGTGAAGGCGGACTATACTAACGGCCCACCCAGACCCCGCAATAACGCGGCTACTATGGCCCCAACAAGGATAAGAATTTGTCACAGAATAAATATCGGACTTTTGCTCGCGAGAAACAAATCGAGGACGAAATCCAGAAACTAACCGCTGCTGCTGAAGCCCCTCTTGCTGACGATGAGACTAATCTCAGTCCTGAAGAGAAGACTTTTAAGAAGCGTTACGGTGATCTAAGGGCACATGCCCAACGTCAGGCTGAAGACCTACAGAAGCGTATTGCCTCTCTCGAAGCTCAGCTTTCAGAGGTCACCTCAAAACAGTTCAAAGCACCTAAGTCCGAGGAAGAAGTCGAAGAGTGGATGACACAGTTTCCAGATGTTGGAAAGATTGTCAAAACCATCGCAATGAAGACTTCTGTTGAAACCAATAAAGAAATCGAAACCCGATTGAAGGCAGTCGAACAGAAAGAGCTTGAACAGGCTCAACGCGCTGCTTATCGGCAATTCCTAGAATTCCACCCTGACTTCGAAGAGATTCGCGAAACTCAAGACTGGCAGGACTGGATTAATGAGCAGCCTTCATATATTTACGACGCTCTGTACAAGAATAGTACTGATCCCGTAGCTGCTAAACGCGCTGTCGATCTATATAAGGCTGACAGAAACCTAAAGAAGACAAAGAAGACTGACACCCGCGAGTCGGCCCAGTCTGTTCGTTCTTCAACAACTGCCCCGTCTGAGGGACCTCAAAGCGTGAAGTGGACTGAGTCCAAGATCGCTAAGCTCACTCATAAGGAAGTTGAGAAAAATTGGTCTGAGATTGAGGAAGCCGCAAAGCATCCTGAATTTTACGACATGTCTGGTTCTGCTCGCTAAGGCTCCTATTAAGGCTACCCTTATCCAGTAGGATAACACTATCTAAAAACTAAAGATTACCTATGATACTGGACCCTAAAGGACTGATCCTCTTTTAGATACTCTTGTTAATAGCCTCTGATGTTTGTCGATTAGTTTCATCTTAAACAAAATCACAAATCTTATAGGACATACATACAATGAGTTCTCCCTATACTTTTCCAGTAGCCGCTAACTACGGTAACCTACCGAACGGTGTATTCTCCCCAACCCTCTTCTCGAAGAAGGCCCAGATGGCTTTCCGCAAGACTGCGGTTGCTCAGGACATCGTTAATTCGGAATACTTCGGTGAAATCGCTAACTTCGGCGACTCCGTTCGTATTCTAAAAGAGCCAGAAATCATCGTCAACCCCTATCGGCGTGGTACTCTTATCACCCCACAGGACCTGACTGACGTTGACTTCACCCTAACGGTTGATCAGGCGAACTACTTCGCGTTCAAGCTTGACGACATCGAAATCCAGCAGGCACATGTCAACTGGATGGATATGGCGACCAACCGTGCAGCGTATCGTATGGCTGACCAGTTCGATATCAACATCCTCGCCTATGCTTCAGGTTACGCTTATACCGTTCCTGTTGGTGGCGTCGGTACTGGTACTTGGGCACTTAGCACTACGACTTCTGGTACTCTTGCCAATACTTCTGCTGGTTCGAACGAACTACTCGCTGCTAACCAGCTATTCCGCGCTAGTTTCGTGTCTGGTGGTGGTGCAACTACTTCGGTTGCCACTGGTGTTGCCGGTACTTACGACATCACCCCCCTTCAGATGCTTAACCGCTTTAACCGTATCCTAGACCTCAATAACGTTGATGCTGATGGTCGTTGGGTTGTAGTTGATCCGGTGTTCAAAGAACTCCTGATGGACGAAAACTCCAAGCTCGTCAACAACGACTTCATGGCTAATCAGAATGCTGGTGGTCAGCTACTGACGAACCGCCTTGTTCATACGAACATCCGTGGTTTCCGCGTCTACGAGTCGAACAACCTCCCACGTCTTGGTACTGGTCCCGGCACCGCTGCTACCGCTGGTTCTACAACTAACTACGGTATTATCGTCGCTGGTCAGGACTCGGCCCTTGCTGCTGCTCAGCAGATCGACAAGACCGAGAAGTATCGTGATCCTAATTCATTCTCAGACATCGTACGTGGTATGAACCTCTACGGTCGTAAGATTCTCCGCCCGGAGGCTCTTGTGTCCTGCGCTTGGAATAGTAACGTCGGTTAATCGGAATTAAAGGAAAACATTAATGGCTACTATTTCTACTCTCCAAATCGGTGGCGTAACCCACCCTTCGCGTAATGGTGACGTCAAGGTCCCGTATCTAGTCGAATTCGAACTCGACTTTGCTGCGGCCCTTACAGCTAAGGGTTCTGCCCTAGCTGCTGCTGACATCATCAAGTGCATTGTCGTTCCACCTAACACAGTTGTGATGGGTGGCGGTACGCAGATTAAAACTGCTGCTAACTCGACAACCACGACTGTCAACTTTGGTGTCACTGGTGGTGCAGACTTCACGTCTGGCCTCGATGCTAAGTCGGCTGCTGGTACCTATGGTACCGACGTCGGTGCAGTATGGAAGACAACCGGTGCAACCGCCGCGTCTCTCGACATCACTCTAGCCACTCTTACTGGTACTCTTTCGACCGGTAAGCTACGTGTCTGGGCGATGCTTCTGGACGTCTCTGATGCTAACAACGCAGCGGGTATCGCTCTCGTTGGTTCGTAATAAAGTCTGCCGGGGGGATCATTTGGTCCCTCCGGTTTTCTCACATCTTCAAAAGGACATGACATGAGTGAAGTAACTCTACGGGTATCAAATACAGCGACGCTCACGTCTGTCGCTTCAAGTGCCTCTTCGGTACAACTTTTAGCCGCCAACCCTCAACGCCGTGGCGCATCAATTCAAAACACTAGTACTGCTATCCTTTACGTTCGTATTGGTGGTGGCACAGCCGATATCACTACAGGTCATTCTGTTCAGATGGCTTCTAACACATACTTTGAAATTCCCGCAGGATACACAGGCGCTATTACAGGTATCTGGGCAAGCGCGAATGGATCAGCTAATATGACGGAGTACATTTAATGGCATACTTCGGCCCTACAGTGATCAAGATCAACCATAAAAACCGTAAGGTCCGCTAATGTCTAATCTTCTCTCTCTAGCTCAAGCTATTTCTCGCGCTGCTACAGTAGGTAACGACCCGACCTTCATAGATGGTGGTTCGACTTACACATTTTCACCTTCCGGTATTCGTTCGTGGTTGGGTGCTGCGTTAAATGCTCTCCCTGCCACGACTTTCTCAGGTCTAGTTACAGTTCCCGGTGGTTCAACTGCCGTCGTAAAGGCGACTACCACTCTTGCTAACGGTGCTGCCGCTGCAACTGCTACACTTACAAACGCCCCTACTGCTGGTAACCCAACTAAATGGATCAAAATCGACGACGCCGGTACGGTTCGTTATATTCCAGCGTGGTAAGTCATGTCAGCAACGACTAGTTTTGACAACAGTATCCTCAATCTGATCTTCCAAGCGGCTAACATCACTAACATCGCTGACAACACTGTTACATCGCCAGCGACGGTACTTTATATCTCACTCCATACCGCTGATCCGGGTAAAACTGGTAATCAGACAACGAATGAGTCGGCTTATACGAGTTATGCTCGTGTCTCAGTCGCTAGAACTTCTGGTGGTTGGACGATCAATACAGGTACTTCAACGATAACGAATGCGGGTGTCGTAACCTTTCCGACATGTACAGGCGGTACTAGTGTCATCACACACTTTGGTATCGGACTTGCATCTACAGGTACTGGCACTCTTCTATTTTCTGGGGCACTTGCTACGAGTACCTCAGTTTCAAACAATATTACACCTAACTACCAAATCGGTGATATATCTATTAATGCCAACTAAGTTGACAAAGTCAACGCTAACTAAGGATTGACAGATGGCTGATACTAAAGTTTCTGCTATAACAGCCGCTTCTGATCTTGTCTCTGCTGTTCTAGTAGGTGAGACATCTGGTGTCAATAAGAGCTACCCAATCGCTTTGTTCGACACTCGATATCAGGCTGCGTCTGCCAATTTGACTTCATGGGCTGGTGTTACTAGAGCCTCTGGTTTCGATACCTTTGCTGCAACTCCAAATAGTGCTAACTTCGCAAGTTTGCTTACTGATGAGACTGGTACAGGTAAAGTCGTCTTTAGTGACTCCCCTCTTCTGACAACGACCGCTACGATCAACGGCAACTCGACATCTTTACCGTCAACGCCTGCCGGAACTATTTTACAGATAGGTGCTGCTGATACAGTAAGTACTCGTCTCTTACTCGATTCATTTGGTGCCAATAACAACCTAACATTTAGAGCATCACTAGGTACTGCTGCCGCACGAACGGCCCTTGTTAACGGTTCAATTATAGGCGGTGTTGTCGGATTTGGTGCATACGACGCGACTAACTATTCGGCTGGTGGGCGTGCTTCTATGACTTATTCAGCAACAGAAACATGGTCTTCTACAACCCAAGGAACAAAGATTGATTTCTTTACCACGCTTAATGGTAGCACTGCAACAAGCACAGCACTTACCCTTGGTAACGATAAGTTCGCTGCCTTTACTGGTGCTATTGGTCGTGCTGCTCCTGTAATTAAAACAGCAGATTTTACTGTAGCTGCAACAGAAACTTGGTTAATTAACAACAAAGCTGCTGCTACGTGTACTGTTACTCTTCCATCGGCCTCTACATATACTGGTAGAGAAATCACTATAACTAATCGTCAGGCTTTCACTGTCGTCTCTGCGTCATCTAACGTCGTTCCGATCGCAGGTGGTGCTGCTGGTACCGCTATCTTAGCTGCAACGGCTGGTAAATTCGCTACACTCGTCTCTGACGGCACTAACTGGTTAATCCTCGCTTCGAACTAAGGATAGAAGATGCAACTTAAACCTGAAATTATTACTGTCCTGACCACTCTAAATGCCGATCAGACTGAAATTGACAATCTGACATCATACTTTTCTGACAAACTAACACAAGCTCAGGCTAACGTCATGCAGATTGATGCCAATATCCAAAGTCTTCAAACACAAAAGACTGAGGCGCTCGCTCTTGTTGATCTATTGACGACTGCAATCGGTAAGTTCGTAGTACTCTAATGGCTTTAAATTACATCCTCTTAGAAAATGGTTCAGGTCATATACTTCTAGAGGATGGTTCTGGTAGTATTCTCCTAGAGAACCAGCCCGCTTCTTCCTCGATTGTTTTCACTCCTACGAGTAGTATGAGGGCATACGCAAGGACGACTGGAAGCACTAGTATAGTCTTTACGGCAACAAGTACCGCTCTACACAGTTATGTGAATATAAGAGGTAGTACTGGGATAACTTTCACGGTTCTTGGTGACCTCTGTTATTCTATTAGACCTTTCGACCCGGTTACAGGAATTTCTACTAGCCCAATTTTGTCCAATAGTACTGGTCTAGGTACATTACCTGCTCAAGTCTCTACTGTCGTTCCTCCACCTCCCTACTCAATCAATACTGGTGGTGATGAAACAATCTTTGGTACATCTACGTACGTCTCACCTAATCCTCCCTTCCCAGAAAATCAGAACTGCTAGGAGATAATATGCCAACGTCATTTCTTGATTTGACTAATCGTCTCCTTCGCCGGACGAACGATGTTCAAATTACTTCTAGTAACTTCGCGGCTACGACAGGTATCCAAGCCTTCGCACAAGACGCCATCGTAGATACGGTCCGTCGTATTTGCAGAATGCATCCTGATTGGCCGTTTAATGCAATCGAACAAACACAGACACTCGTTGTAGGTCAGACAGAATACGCTTGGCCTTTGAACTTCGACGCTGCCGATTGGGACTCATTTCAAATACAGAAAGACACTAATCTAAACGTCAATTCTCGCCAACTACGCGCGATTTCTCGCGATGAATGGTACAGCCTCCTGCGAGATGACGACAACGATCAAGGAACTGCTGGACGGCGTGAGCCTGAGTTTGTCTTCCCTGCGCATGGTCAAGGCTTTGGTGTCTCTCCGTCACCTGAAAGAGCTTACACGATAAAGTACCGTTATTACCAGAGTCCAACAGACATGGTTGCATATAACGACACTTCGACCATTCCTAGTAAATTTGATTATGTCATTATCAACGGTGCACTGAAGGAAATGAACCTCTTCAAAGAGAATGCCGAGGGTGTTCAGATTTGTGAGAAGAACTTCCAAGATGGTATTTCTGATATGGTTCATCTCTATCTACCAAATCCAGTTTACATGTATGACGGTAGAATAAATAACGGTGGTGGTAACCACAATTCATGGGTCTGGAAAGGACGTTAGAATGGCTGGTCCACAACAGAGTAACGCACCTACTGGTGGTATGGAGAAACGCCAGACTTATAAGGTGATTTGTGAAGGTGGATTAAACTCTAATCAGAACTACATCCAACTGTCTGATCAATCTCCGGGTTCGGCCACTACACTTTTGAATTTCGAACCTTCTTTGTTTGGTGGTTATCGTCGTATCGATGGATACGCACCTCTAGAGCCTTCATTTCCTATAGTAGACTCTGCTGGTGCCGAAGGTGCTATCCTTGGTATCGATCTATTGACAGCCAAGAGCCAGATCATCGTTGCTCGGAAGACTAAATCTGTCACCACATATAAGTTCTATAAGTGGAATGCAAATGCTGATTGGACGGCGTACGCCACAGGTTTAACCCACACAGTAACAGGTGTCATTAAGCTTCGGAGTACTTCATTTAACTTCGACGGCACGGATACAGTTTGTTTTGTAGATGGTGTCAATAAGGCCGTTCTATATAACGGTACGACTTGGGTCTTTATTAATCCAGCGAGTACTGGTGCAGATTACGCCCATGCGGGTGGCAACCAAGCGATCTCCGCCCCCTCTTTGGTCACAACGTTCTTTCGTTGTCTCTTCATCGCAGGTGACAGTACTTCACCACAGATCATCTCATATTCAGCACCTAACGCTCCGTACGATTTCACTGCTGCTTCAGGTGGTGGTCAGATCAATGCAGGCTTTCGTGTCAAGCAGATC